GATATTCCTTCCCCGGATTTATTTATAGTGTCAACTTCGTTGTATAAATGTTTAAAAGTTTTAAACTGATTGATGTCCTTGGTTTTGGCTTTTCCCTTATCGAGGAAGACGTTGTACTCTTCAACAGTATTTCTTAACTCATCTATATCAGTAACTGTTTTATTTACCCATTGTTTAGCCATCCATCCTACAAATTTACGAGTAGGGGTTGGATCTATTTCAACAAGAGTCTTAAGCTCTTGAGGGGTTAGTTTATCTTGATCAACATACACTTTAGCTTGCTTTACATTCTCTAGAATGTACTGCTTATTCTCTTTAAGAAGGATAGTGTATACCGGTTTCATGTTTGTTAATAAAGGTAGATCTTTACTCTTAATTTTCCAGAACCTTTAATAACACGGTGCCATTCGTGCCTTTTAATAAATATCCTTTCACCCTCTTTAAGAAGGATGGGCATTTCATTGTCTCTTTGGAACTGCCAATCACTAGGGCAGAGTGGTTCTACAGTACGATCTTCGTCGTCCCTATGCCACATTAATTCGATAGGATCTATGCTATCATCAAACTCCCTTATAATATAACCTTGAGTGATCTCTAGATCAGTGTACGGACGATCACCAGAATCCACCAAAGCTTGATTTAAGTCCAAGTAGCTTTGCGTATCTAGGGAGTCTGCATGACCAGTAACCTGCCTTAGTCTTGTCTTTCTTTTGAGCACAGTTGTGACGGGTTGCGAAATTACGACGAGCTTCTGGGTTATTGATCTTGGCAGATAAGCCTGATGTATCTCCGAAGTTTACTTTGATAATCTTTCCTGTTTTAGGATTGCGGGTGTAAACGTAGAACTTCTTAGGTCCTCCTCTCTTAGGCTTGTTTAGGGCCACTTCTTTACCTTTGTACTTAGCTTCAGCTAAAGCTTCAGAAGTAATATCAACTACCCAGATGTCCGGGTCTGTATCTTTGCCGGAGCTAATCAAGCTAGAAAGAACATCTTCACCGGCTACGATTTCGTACTTAACCGTTCCTGCTTCTTCATACTTAAGTACTACCGGCATTTGGATTTGATCGTTGTCTGAGAATGTTACTCCTTCTTCTCCTGAAGGCTCAGGTAGGATTGGATCGATATCCGTATACTTGGCTGTGTATCCAAATCCACCGGCTGCTTTTGATATGTCGGAAAGCTTCTTCCACTGCTCCTCTCCCATCTTCTGAATCTGAGGGTTAGTTGAGGCCTGTTGCCAGGTTGCTTCTGCATCTGGAATAACAAAAGAGATCTCTTCGATCATCGGGAAGTCTAAAGGTACTTTCTGTCCTTCGTACTCTGCGTATTCTCCTACCTCGGTTTCAAAGAGGAGTTCCATATCTTCAAAGCAAAGATTTTGAAGCACTCCTTCATTCATTAGAAGACGTGCCTGACGGATGGTATTGAAGTATTCCTCTGAACCTGGACGGTAGATATTTTCGTATAGCGGGGTACCGGTCTCTAAATGATATTTAAGACCCTCTGTTAGTACCGCAGTAACTTTTGACTCAGTTAGAAGCATTGGAGTTTCTTTATAAATAGTTATTCCATGTGCTTCTTCAGGTGCTCTAGATACTCGTTAACGTTTTTCATTATCTCTGCTTTTTGCTTGGCAGAGTTATTGTTCCAGTCTTCAATAGTTCCGTCTTCAGTAACAAAAGTCATACTTTCGTTTATCTGATCATCTACCCATTGTTCTAATCCGGTTGCCCAGGCCTGTATATTACCTTGCATCATCTGCTTTTCGTACTGCTCGTATAAGCCGGCCTTGCGGAGATTAGCTTCCATCTCGATAGTACAGTCAAAACAAAAGCCATGAATCTTATACATCTTTTTAGCTAAATGATGGTTCATTGAACCGCTACATTTAGGGCAGGTTAACGGTACTTGAGCTAATTTCTTAGCAGCATCTAACTTAGTAACATTTTGTTTGAGCCCGTTTTTAATAGTCCACGTTCTACCATCTTCCTCCCAGACATCACCTTCGCTATGCCTTTCTTTTACTTTCTCATAGCCGGAACCGACCATGGTTCGGGCTGTAAAGTTTTTGGAAATAATGTTACGGGCCCTGTTTACTGCCCTTTCATCAAATTCCTTCTTCAGATGACTTGACATAACCGAGTTTTTTTAATCTTGTAATAACGTTAGACGGGTTTCCGTTTTCCGGGTGGTATATTCCTACACCTCCGGCAGCATTCCATCTTTCAATTGTATCCTCTCTATCATCGATCAGGATATCATCTGGACCTGAGCATTCCAGGTGTTTTTCTTTAGCTGGGCGGAAGATGATTGGAGGGATAGGGGTTAGTTCTCTGTTTACCCACTCCACTTTACCATCTCTGGAGGATTGCTCTTCCGAAGGAGCGGTAAGTAGGGTTGGATTAAAGTCTCGGATATACTCCCATAGGGTTTCGCCGTGAGGAGTCCATTCCATTCCCTCCCAGAAGATCTGTCCGACTGGGGCGATAGCGCTCCAAAATCCTCCTACACCTTTTTTCTCTTTGTACTCGTTCGGATGTACGCCAAAGTAGTGGTCAAAGCGTCCAACGAAGTCTGTTAATACTCCGTCCATATCACAAAAGAGTTTACCTTTTGGTTTTGGATTCTGCTCCTCTTCAGTAAGTAGTAAATCTGCTAACTTGCCCATTTTATTTTAAGTTTGGAATACCTCCGATTTGAGGAATTCTAGCTTTCCAAAGATCGTAAATTTTTTGCTTATTTCCAACTGTTATGATCTCTGTATTTACTAGATCATCTAAATAAGCATCAACTACTGTTTGGAAGTCTTTCTTCTCGTACTTTGATTTAGTATAAAGTCCCTGGATGTTTGCATCTACTTCTTTTGGAAGCATGTAGTACTTGTACCAGCTCTCAGGGTTTTTACGAATCTCTCTTCTTCTAGCTTCGTCTTTTCTCATCCACTTATCGGGCTTGACCTGGTCACCGGACTGAGTTAGGTGTTCGGTCTCGTGGCGGATAAGGTCAGTTAAGGTGGGTTGAATAGTTTGAAGCATATTAGTTCCGTCTGCCGGATTAAATGCTAGCATAATCTCTAATGAACCTTCATCAGAATCAGCTGCACCATCTACGTAGAAGGTACCGGGCTTAACTTTTTCTGAAAGTGCAAACTTGAGTTCTACCTCTACTGTAGTTGAAGTTCCTTTTTCGCTTTTGCTTTCAAATTTACCTATGTAGGCTACTTGCTTTTCAGTATTAAGCATTAAACCTAGAGGAGACATTCCATATTCGGCTGCTAGTTTTTCATCTGCTTTTGATGGCTCTCTCTTAGTCTTTACGTTGTACCCTTTTAGCTTTTTACCGTCCAGAAGGGTCTTAAGAGCAATATTAACTGCCTGTCTAACATCGGCAACGATAGAGCGGTATTTAGTACCTTCCTTTAGATCTTGGGCAAGGTCCGGGTACTTCTTTTTTAGTACCTGGTGGATTTCTTTCCAAGTTTTCAGGTAAGTGTTCCACATTGTTATAGATACCTTAGAGAGAAGATAGCTTTTATTGCTTCCTTCAATACCCTCTTCTTCTGCAAATTTGTCAAATGCTTCTTTAAATGCTGGTAGGTTTGTAGTTAATTCTCTCCATTCATTTCCCAGAGCAGGATTTTTCTCTTTCTCACGTTGAATAGCAAGTTCAATAAATTGCTTATTAAACTCATCGTTCTTTTCTAATCCTTTCAAGAATTTAATGTAGGGTTCAGGAGCAACAATGTTTTTAATGTCATCTATGTAGCCAAAGAGCCCATCAATGGCTCTGCTTATAACCAAACTAATAAGAGGGGCAGCAAGTTTTGCAATGATATTTGCAAGTGCATTTTCATTCACCGGATTATATCCAGACTCGTAAGGAGCTGCTTTACCGTCTTGAGGATCATTATACTCGTTTTTAACTGAGTCTTCCCACTCTCTCATAGTCATGCTTCCTAAGTAGTGAGCTTCTTTTTCAATCTCGTTTAGGGCAGAATCTTCCTGGGTGTTTGTGGTAGTGATGAGAGGTAAACGGCCTTCTAGGTTCTGCATATGATGAATCATCTCATGGCAGAAGGAACGTAAAACGTCTTTAGGGTGACGACCTGTTACATACAGCACGACCTCTTTCTTACTAGGATCGTAGTAAGCAGAGTTACCAAATATGTTAGCAGCGTTTTCTTCATCCTGTCTGGTTTTGATCTCCGGTAGCGGCATTACAGTCATGCCCTTTCTCACCATGTACTCTAGGATGCTAGCAATGTAAGGAACGTAGTTTATAGCCGCAGCAGTATCTTGGTACTCCTTAATAGGTTCCTGCTCGGGAGTGTAGTCGGGCTGACCTCCTATACGTGCTTTATTATATAACATAGGGGAAATAACGATAGACTGTCCGTTAAAATCTACAATCACATCGTCCGGGGCAAGCTTCTGAAAGTAGGAAGTAAGGTTTTGCATTCTTTGACGCTCTTCAGAAGGAAGAACTGCTATCGGTGCAACCGGGGTACCCATTGTAACTTCTGCTACTTTGAGCTTAGGGGATGAAGCGTTAGTTCTAAATTCTGGCTCGCTTCTATCCTTGCGCTTGTAGGCTGTAGTTAGGTACAGGTCTTTTAGGCCGTCGTAATCATAGCTACCCATAGCTGAAGAGATATCAACTAGCTTGGTTAGGTGTGTAAACACTCTGTTAGAATCTTTAGGAAGATCTGCTAAAGCATCTCCGTATTTGTCGTGAATCTTAGACATCAAGTCTAAAATATCTTCCTCAGTTAATCCTCTTTCTATAACTCTTTCTTTAAAGTGCTTGGTGAAGTTGATATCAATATCAAGGTCGTCAAACATCGCATCTAAGGTGTCTTCTAGCTCGCTAAAAACTACTAACTCTCCTAAGAAGCTACCAAATACATCGTCAATAGCTTCGGCCATTTTATACTCCGGAGTTGCTTTTAAAATTCCGAGTACTGCTTTTTTATCATCTGCTGAAAGTTCTTCAGGCATCCATTGACCTTTTTTAAGATAATCAGCATCTGTTCTGATTAAGGTAGCAGATAGTTTTTCTTCGTTAATTGTATCCACAAGTTTTAGTTTTGCTTTATCATAAAGCCCCTTCTTGTTATCTACCAGGGCTTTGTAGCGATCGGTATCTTCTTTAGATGCAATTACTACATAATGATTGTTTTGGTTGGCTTCAATCTCCTTATAAACTGAAAGGATAGGGGTGATTGGTGCAATCTCAATTTCGGTGGGTTTGCCTAAATACTTGGCGTAGATCTCCCAGATCTCTTTTGACTGCTGAGCGGTAACGGTTTCACCTTCTCTAATTTTAGCACCGATGTAGATCTTGATTGAGTTTACATCCTTGGCTAGCTCCTTAGCAACGTAGAAGTGTCCGCGATGAGGTGGTTTGAAGCCGCCCCCATAAAGTCCGATCACAGTTCCTTCTGCTTCAGTTAGTGTTTGAGCAACTGCCGAAAGAGCTTTTTCTTTATTATCTCCTTTAGGAGTTCCTACTTCCCCGGATTTAACCGATACCATTGAGCGGAAGATTCCAGCTACGCGGTTCTTACTTCTGGGATTCTTTAAGGATCTTGCTACCTGGTCTAGGAGCTTTTCAAACGGCTGATTGAGGTCGAAATCCTTAAGCAAGTTTTGAACGTCCGACCAGTTGTTTGATTTCCAGATCTCCTCTCTTGATACTTCCTTAAAGTTCTCAAGGGTAACTTTTCTGAGGGTTAGGTTAACACTAGAAAGATTAAATTCGTATTCCTGATTTTTCTCTAGAGCAGGTATGTTTTTGATTCCTAAACGGGCAAATACTTCGGCTGGATTCTGTTCCAGTAATGCGGTCTTAACTAATCCTAGAATTAGACCCTGCACTTCGGCGGGCAGGTCTAGGAATGAGTTTTTAAACTGGTGTTCAGTTTCTGAAAGAGAAACCATAATGTCAACCTGAATGGTCTCGTTTGGTTCTCCTTTGATCGGGTAAAGTACCGAAATAATCTCTCCAGAATTGTAGTACTTCTTTCCTGTGTACCTTTCGCTTTTAAAGGGAATAATCAGAGAGTCTGGCATCTTAGATACCGCATCGATGATTGCCTGCTTGGCTACTTTTTTATCATCGTACTCAAAGGTACTGATTATGTCTAGGTCTCCGAAATCGGTCTTAGTACCGGCCTTAACACTGCCGGAAAGGCTAGCTGTCTTATAGCCAGGAATTTTCTTAAGAACTTTATTCTCAAAATCGTTAAACGTTGCTTGAACGTTCTGCTTTTTAATTCTATTTCCGCCGGCTACTCCGCTCATTGTACTTTATACTTTACTAAGTTAGAATCGTCTGGAAGGAATTTACCTTTAAGCTGGAGTCTTTCCTGATTTTTAATCCAGTAATCCTGAAGATCTTCTGGAATATCAGCTCTTGTGCTATCAAGAATCTTGAGGTAGATATCATAAACCCTGTTAAGATCTTGCTCACTTAAATTCTTCTTCAAAGAATCCATCACACTAAAGTAATTCTCTAGAATTTCAGAAGTGAAGTCTGTTTTGTAGAGCTTGTTTAGGAGTTCGATTGCCTGTGCAGGAGTCGAAGCTTCTACTTCCTGGGTGTCTTTGTTCTTAACTCCGTAGTTGTGAGAAAAGATATATCCTTTATTTGCAAAGAGAGCTACCAGTAACTGGGTGCGGTGTAGACCTTTTACGTTGCCTGAATAAACGCTAGAGTAGTATGCAAACCTAAGCCAGTCTACATCTCCTACGTTGATATCAATCTGAACGTTTTTGTCTAGCTGCTCTCCTGCCTCGTTGTATTGAGGAGCTTGTAAGAACAGAGCACCTGCAGAAGATCCTTTAACGTCTACTGCTAGATCGGTATCAGCATCTTGAATTTTTTCAGCAATAGCTACAATCACAGCTCTTTTCATAAGCTGATCTTCCGAAGCTGTTCTTGATCTCTTTTTGAATAGGTCAAAAAGCTCCTGTACATGAGCCTGATCTAATCCCCAATCCTCAATCTTATCAAAGCTTTGATTGGAAATAGCTAGATCAATATCTCCAGAAACCTCTTTCTTTCCTACAGATCCTAAAGTTTGCATTTGTCTAAAATGCGGCTCTGCTTTAGGAAAAAGTCTCTTAAATTCTTTTAAAAAGTTTAAGAGGGTAGGCTTGATGTCCTCCCTCTTAATCTTATCTGTGGTTCCGAATACGTTTCCTCCCATTTTGTGCTATTTATCACCCTAAAGATAGGCTCTTTATAAATAGCTTACAACTTTAGCGATAGGGGATATGTCTGGAATACCGGTTCGTCGGCTGGATTATCTAGAAGGTAGAGTTTATAGATAAGTTGGAAGAGTTCAAAGTTCTCTTCGATATTATCAACTACTTTTAGCTCCCATCCTTTACCCTGGAATACTCCGTCTTTGTTTGAGGTTGTACGCTTGGTTGATTTTAGCCATAGGATTCCGGTGCGGTCGATCTTCTGACCGTACATTTCCTCCCATGCCTTGGCGTATGCTGCAAGCTGCAGTTCATAAGACTTATGCAGGGAGTTAGAAGTTTTGATATCAAGCAGCCATACCTCATCACCGATCTTAGCAACGATGTCAGCAGTGCCTGCATACTTGTAGGTGTCCGAGAAGGTAAATTCTTCTGTTGCAATGATCTCGGGTTTCATTTCTCGCCAGGCTTCTGCGAACCTGTTGATCATCTGCCATACAATTAATGCATACTTAGCTTTACCGTAGTTGTCGATCCAGGTAACTTCATTACCTTTGATAAGCTCTTCGGCTGCATCATGGACAGCAGTACCTTCCTCACCTGCTCTACGCATGATAAGATCGGCATTATGACCTACGTCTTTGATCCACTGCTCAAAGAACTTATTCTTAGGCATGTGCTGCAGTACGGTAGTAACCGAAGGGTAGAAAAGTCCTTCACCCCTCTTATAAACTCGACGGTCCGGGAGGGTGATCTGCTTTAGCTCTCCATCGAACTGAATGCGTTTTTGTTTATGTTCCAGTAGGAAGTTTGAACCTGGGTAAATCATTATAAATCTAATTTGTATCTTAGGAGGTCGCTGAAGGTTAGCTCCTGAGACTGTTGTACATGACGGGTGAAACTAGCAAAACCCATTTCTGAAGGATCTTTGTCCAACATGTCGACTAGGAATACACGCTTACCCATTGAGAGAAATTGCTCACAGTAGCTTAGCGCACGTTTTAGAGCATCTTTATCCAATGCTATATAAATGTCTTGAACCTTATTCGACACTAATTTCATCATTAAGCTCTTAGATATAGATTTACCTAAGATCGGAACTGCATTACGCTTAACAGCCATAGCATCGAACACTCCTTCAACGAGTACGACTGGCTGGTCCCAATTAATCATATTTTCAAAACCTATTATGTCTTTTGAGGCAGATGGATTCTTATATTTAAAGTAATCATTCTCAAAAGTTCTAGCAACAAAGAAGTTTAGCTGATTATTATCATCGTATGAAGGTACGACTATTCTTCCGGCATATTCTCCGGTCATACAGTATCCTATGTTATACTTGATAAAATCATTATCAGTTAAACCTCTTCGGTATAAGTACCCTCTAACTTTATTTGCAATCACTGAAGTCTGTGATGCAGTTGCTAGGGGTTGGAATTCTTTTGGAAGCTCTACAAATGTTACTTCGTAGTCAGCTGTTTCTCCTTTACGAACGTACTTAAGAACTTCGTTAGCTTCTTCTCTACTAAGCTTCATTTGCCTTAGCAGTGACTTAATAGTACGGCCTCGGGTATTGCATACCCAGCACTCCCAAGGATTTTCTCCCTTTTCGTTTGTAGAGAGTTTGACCTCTAGTTTAGGTTTGCGGTGATTGCAAAAAGGGCAAGTGAAAGCGTAGTTATCTCTAGCTCTCTTATGCGACTTTCCTAAGACGTTCTCTACAGCGTTTAATAAAATAGGGTTCTCCATTAGGAGTTTTAATAGTTTATAACCTTAATATATGAACGAAACCCTTATCGAGCAACTTAATAGTCAATAAGCTTGAGATTGCCCTTAAAGTCCATCATAATATTATTAAGATCTCCGGTTAGATCTATGTTATCAGTCTCAATACCGGCACCTAACATCTCCTTGCGAACTCCTGTAAAAAAATTATGTAATGAGTATTCTCTACCTCCGGCCTGAATCTTATCTGGAGTGTCTTTAAGATGTTTCTTATCTCCTGTATTAACGTACGCATCAAAGTCGTATAGAACTGATCCGTCTTTTAGTGCGTTATAAATCTCTTGAGGAGCATTTTTAAGGTTTTCTACCTGGTACCATCCTGCATTTCCGGATGGATGTTCGTCGGTTTCGCCGATGTTTGCTAGATACTTGAAGGTCTTACCGCTAGCTTTTTGAGCATCTTCCATCTCGTACATATCGCTAGTTATTTTATGTACCCATCCTTCAACACCCATATCAAATACGCTTCCATTCTGGCCGTATCCGATCTGTTCACCGTCCAGTTGTTTGAACTTACTTACAAGCTCCTGGTAAGCTTTATTACCGTACTTGTTGTCTTCAGTTAAAAGAGCTTGTGTCAGTTTCATAGAAAATCTTTCCTGTAGAATTTACCTAAGATATTATCGTTGTAGTATAGCGGATTATTCTCAATGGCATCGTATTTAAATAAATATTTACACTCGTAGTAGGTAAGCATTTTTTTAGTTGATGCAAATTCTAAGATCTCTTTTACGAATTCTTCTTTAGGATGAGTTTTAACTAAAGATAAGAACTCTTTGTTAGATCCGTAGTATGTTTTCCAATCACTTTCCTTGGTAACAAGCTTAGTGGTTGGTTTGCGGCCGGGGCCGGTCTGCTCAGCAATTTCGGTTTTAGTCAGTTTTACCTTGCGAGTAAAATACAGAACTTTTTTGCCGATGTATCTTTTATTGGTAGGAGTATGAGTAATCTGATAGATAAATCCGAAAATACCTTCCGGGATATCCTTTAATTCAGTTACCAGCCTGCCTTTATGGGTCCAGGTAGGTTCTGTCATGTTTTTAAGAGTCAAATTTAACTACAAATGTCATATCGGTGTACCTTGATTTAGGTACCGGTTGGGCTAATTTACCCACTGCAACGAGTTCGTTAGCGTCGTTGTAAAGTCCAATTGTTGAAACGTATGGCTGGAAGTAGCTTCCGGTAGCAAAGTCATAAACGTCTCCGTTACTTCCTGATTTGATCGAAGGGTTTTGAGAGTAGTTTAGATTACTTTCTTTTACTCTACATCTATATTCATGCTGGAATACCGTATGGGTGTTTTCCCAAGAAAAAGAGCTTGAATACTGTTCGGCGTACCACAGATGACTTGCAAAAGAAGAATTTGTTACTACTGCGATACCGTGAGGGTAGTAAATATTTCCTACAGTATCTCCTGTAGTAAACGATTTAGCAGGTGCTAGAAGAGTGTAATTTATACTAGAGCTTGTGTAGATAAACTCGATATCATTACCGGCTCCTCCGTTATCAACGTAGTTTAAGGTACCTGCATCAAAAGTTCTAATAACCTTACTACTATTCCAGTCTAACTCGCTTAGTTCAGGCTGTACTACCTGTAGTACTTCTCCTCCGTTAACCTGGAAGGGAGTTGTTAACAGTGTTCCCTGGTAAGAAGCAGTAACTAGGGTATATGTAGCGTCAAGCCCATAAGTTGTATCCGAAAGGAACTGTATAAAAGGTGTACCGGTATCTATTGTATCAATTTCTAAACTCTCAGATACTATGTGAATGACTGTAGTAGCACTATATACATCTTGTATAGTCGTACTACTAGACATAATAAGGTTTCCTTCTGCATCATCAATTATTGCAAAAGTAGAACCTGAATAAAATCTAAAAGTACCTGGGTTGATTGCTTCTCCAAAGCGTTCTCTTTTTAAAGAGAATACAAACACATGATCTCCATCATTCTCTTCAATACCTTTTGAAAAGTACAGGGTGCTTTGATTGTAATTCTCAAAGCTACCACTTTCTTCAAGAGAACTACTAAAATTAGAGTAGTACAGATGCTTAACTGAATCGTATACTAGACGATCGTAAGCTCCATTATTAGAAGATTCCTGCGTGTTAAAGACTGTGCTTCTATCTCGAGTACCGTACAAAAAATCTAATCCACCGCTTCCACTATTTAAAGTAGAAATCAAAGAAAAAGATTTATGCGCAGTATAAGGTACTACGAATGCATCCTGCTTGTTTAATTTTACAAACGCACTCATTCATTTAGAAATCAAGCTTGATTCTAATTAACGCTTCTTTTGTGAAATCTTTAAGAAGAGGTCTTGATAGCTTAGCTACAGCTAGAAGTTCATTATTATCGTTGTACATTCCTACAGTTGTAATATAAGTCTGAGGAGCGTTAACCATGTTAGCAATTCTTAAATCTCCTGATCCTGTAATATACGAAGGATTAGTTGAATAATTGAACTCACTATTTCTAACTCTAGTAAATACGAACTGTGAAGAGATTGTCTCCTTATAGTTTAGCTGGAAGGATGCACCGGTTTTAATGGCTGTATGAAGCTTAGCCATGTTAGTAGGAGTGGGAGTAGTTGAGCTTCTACCTGTGCCTAGATTAAGTCCACCGTTAGCGGCACTTTCATCTAGAGCTTCGCCGTTTAATAAAATTACCCCGATGTCTGGAAGGAAGTATCCGTAAGAACCTGATGCTGGTGAATATCCATTTGCATTAACTACATCAGTAGGGGTTCCGTTTGAGCCACTAACTACCTGGAATACTCTACCGGCATCGTTAAAGCTAATAGTAGAAGTTACGACACTATTATCAGTAAGGTTTAGAATAGCAGAACCGTTTGTAAGTTTTAAATTAAAAGATCCTGGGAGTAGAGATTCCTTAAAGCGATCTCTATCAATTGTAACTACATAAAAGTAATTAGAAGTAGTTCCGCCGAACGAGAAAGAACTTTCCTCATCCCCTAGTACTAGCGTCCTATACTGTCCGTAGATTGTAGAAGAAGGTGATTTACCCGGTACTGCAGAGTTATATGCAGTGGAGCCGGAACCTAATCTATCTGCGTACGCAATTGAATACTGTACTGCAGCTCCATCTATATCAGAACCAGTCTGATATACGTCTAAGTAATAGTTACCTGAAGTAGTTGAAGGTTGTGTGGAGGAGGTAAAAAAGGATGTAAGGGTTGGGGTACCGGTACTCCATACTGGAGCTGATACTGGTTCAGCGCTTACTACTAGATCGTCAGCTTCGAATCTTTTAAATGACATATCTTATTAGTTTACTTTTGTAATGGTTACCGGGATGGTTAATCTTGCTCCTGAATCTCTACCAATTACTGTGAGGGTAGTCTGTAGAGTTGTATTAGTTCCGAATAGGGTATTAACCGTTGTAGCAGTTAGGTTGATTGAAGTACCGATTACAGTCTTAGAAACATTAGTTCCTAAGGTTGTGGTCTGGTTTAGGGCTGCAGCTTCTGGTGTGTTAATTCCTACTCCGTTAAATGTTGCAAGAACTCTAGCGTCAGCAATCGTCACTGTGTACCCGCTAGTTTCAAATGTCTGATTTGATCCTAAGTAGTTGAGGGTTTGAGGAGTGATTGCTAAAGAAGCTCCTTGCTTTAACGTGATTGCTGAATATCCTAGATTTAGGATAGGAAGTCGAGCTGTTCCTCTAGGAAGAGTTACAAGCTTATACTTCATAATTTGAGTCTCATCTGGGAACGCTTCAAGCAGTGGCATATTCTCTATAGCCTCACCGTAGTATGAAGATCCCGAAGGATGAGTTGTATTATATAAGGTATAGTCAATTTCGTCGTCAGATAGAGCGAATTGGGTAATACGGAATGAACCGTCACCTCTTGCTAGAAGCTCTCTACCTTTTTTAGTTAAGATAGCATCTACTGTTACTACAGAGTTGTTTAAATATGCCATGTTTCAGTGGTTTATACTAATAAATAGACTCTTTTTAATTTCCTTTAATTGTTACCGCTCTTTAAACTAGGAAGTACTTTCTTTAATGCAGCTTCAGTTGCAGGAGTTATATACTCCGGTACAAGTACTCCAGGACCGGTATATCCGCCCGGTACAGTACCTCTTAAGACTATACTATTTGCATCTTCTACATTTCTCCTTATTAAAAAGGAGCTTAGATGATCTCTAGAACCTGTTAAAGTATTTAGAATAGGTGGATCAAGTTTTATCACCAGGCTTCCAGAAAACGTTGCCACGCCGCCGCCGATTTTTGGAAGAGATCCTACCGAATCTGGGGTTATTACCTCCACTACGTTATGGGTGTATACTTCGTTGTTTGCAAATCTAATTTGATCTCCTACCTCTACTGTGAAAGGTAAGCTACAGGATGGGTAATTTTCAGCTGCGTGAGTTTGGGTCTGTCCATATGCGTTAGAGAGTGCAGTTGAGAATCCGCTATTAGCAAGTAAGTAAGATGTTCCGTTCTCTATTCCAAAAGCAGGTGCGCCGGCGGAATACCAGTAGCCTAGTAGTCCGGGTGTTATATTAACTGCAGGACTTATAGTCTGTGTTATTTCAAAAGCTGAACCTGCTTTAATCTCTAAATCACCTTCCTTACAGAAGATTCTAGCTCTTACCTTATCTCCTATTTTGAAGTTTACAGGTCCTCCTGTTCTAAAATTTGGAGCAGCTTTAACTTTTATTATGTTATCTGATGATTCTGTGTCTATGCGAACCGTATAAGGGTTGCTTGCATCCGGAAGTCGGCTAGTACCTCCTAAGCTAACGATAGAATGTTTAAGCTGATACCAGTTAGATCCAGAGAAGTACTCCACAATAGGTTCAATATCTTCACTTACGTCAAACCAGGTTTTTCCATCTAAACTGTCTACATTAAACGTAACAGTAAAGTTCACTCCAAAGGTTGGAGCTACAGAGAATGTATACTCTCCGGTACCGGTGTTGAATGTTCCTCCTGCTGATTGGAAGGCTGTATTGTTAAATATGATAGCATATCCGGTATCGTCTGCTGCGTATGTAGGGGATTGCGAAGTCGTTAGATTGTGACGTCCTGTAAAATCTGTAATACTAGCATCTTCTCCAAATTTCAAAGTGCTTGTATAATTCCTACCTTCAGAACCTGTATGACTATAAACAATTGGAACTGGACGTACTCCCGATTGAGCGACTGTTCTAGCTCCATTAGCAATTGCTACATTAATATTATTGAATAAATTACTATTCAAAGCTACTTTCGAAACACTACCTCCTGGGAATGATTGAATTAAGTCGTAGTATTCGCTAGATTCAAGCTGAATGTCTAGGAGGTTGGCTTGTTGATCAATTAAGTACCTTATATCTGCTGTTAAAGTTCCCGGTAGTACTGGTGTATTCTCTGTCAGTTGATTAAAGTAGGAGAAGTATACTGCCTTATCTTCTACTACCGGTTCTTTTCCGTATGTAATATCCCCCTCAGAATATATATTTAGTAAAGCTCCATTTAATTGCTTACCTATATACTTTCCTCTAACCATTCCTGTGCTGTTGTAAATATACTCCTGCACTTCTGCTTTGTCTGCAGTGTTGTTTCTTATAGCAGCTATGTTAATAGGCATGTACGGGTTATCCGAATAATCTAATTTCTGCACGTTGGCAGCATTGGAAATAACTGTAGCGTTATTTAGGAGTGCATTGTAATCTGAATTGTAGTAACGGTAGGGTACGTAAGGTAGTAAGGTTATAGAAACTGTAGTTGCGGTTGTTGGGTATGTGGCGGGGTTAAACGCAAATCCGGTACCTGGGTCGGATAGTGTTAGAAGAGTGTTATTTCCTCCGAGTATGTTTTTCTGAAACCCTGTATAAGTAGTTCCATTCACAACAATAGTTGTAAACTCTCGTACTGCGCTACTAATGTTAATTCCATTCAAGCTAGTATTTCTAAACCAGATATATTTTAGGTAATTATACCCACCTTTACTGCTGTAGTCCCAGAAAAAATACATATTTCCTGTACTGAGTGGTAAAGTGGTAAAGAAGTCTTGCTCTGAGATTTCGTCAAATCCAGCGCCAGGTGTTGAAAGAGACAGGTACTGAGTTAGTTGGTAAGTTAGAGCTGGTGGATCGTTCTCAAAGAAAGGGTTATCTCCATTAAGATTTTCGGTGTATAAATCTAAAACTGTGCCTCCTAATTCTCCGTTGTATTTTTCAACCTCTGTGTTTTGGATTTGAGTAACCGTTCCTAAGAGTCCCGGAATGCTTGCAGTATATGCTGTAGAATAGCTGTCTACAGCTCCTCCGTCACTTGCAGTTACAAATGCAGTATCAATTGAGGCTGAATATTCTGGGCGGCTCCATTCAACAGACGGTGATTTAATTTTACTTCTATTAAGTACGTGCGGTTTAATAATAATACCCGAAGTAGTTACATCTCTAGCGGGTACGAAATCACGTACCATTTTGAATAGTTGATTATCAAAAAACTTAATAAGCCTTACGAAATCAAATACGTTGTATGTACTTGATCCAGAAAGTAAAGTTTCAGCTACGCTGTATAAGTTTGTATTATTTAAACTGTTGTAGTTACTTTCGTTTAGGTACCTTGGATCTCCAATATATTGATCTATGTCAAAACTACCGGTAACAGTGCCTTCAATAAAATTATTTATATTGTAAGCAGGTGAAAATCCTACTTCTACTAAGTTTACGTCTTGTGTATACTTCTTATCTTCTTTCTGAATAGAAGTGTAGTATGATAAGGTATCTCCTGCCACCAGGCTTCCGGTATTATCTAATCTAATTTTACTTCCAGTTGGAAGAGCAGAACCGAAATACGGAGAAGTAGAGAAGCTGTTTACTCCACCGAACACATTTATTTCTAGGGACCCACTAGGAATGCCAAAGCAGTTAATAAGAGCTCTTAATCCTCTCTCAGTACCCTTTGTCTTAATAAGGTAGGGTAAGTTGTGGTAAATTCTTTTATAGGTTTCCGTTAAAATATCTCTATCTGGGGTCGGTAGGTTTGATGCAGTAACAAAGGTATTTATTTGCTCAGAACCACTATCGTAAAATTCTCCTAGTAGTAGAGAAGCTAGATTGGCTGCAGAGAAATTTGAAGAATAAAGCTTTACACCAAAATTTCGTAACGTATCTTCAATTAAATCTTTGGAAACACCGTAGTTAATTCTATTATCTGCATTATACTTACCAGTTACTGCTTTAGCATATACCCATAGGTTATCGAAGTGCTGAGCTACCATGTCAACAAATAAGCTGTATGGTGTGTTCGAAGTATCCTGTCTTATAAATTCAGGGATAGTGTACACCAGTCTGCTTTCATTTAACTCATCATACAGTGATGCAGATGTAGTTTGTGCAGCGAACCAGCTTATAGCAGTAGGATTACTACTTAAGTGATTAAGGTATGGGCGGGTACTCGTAGATTTTGGCCAGCTATAGCTAGAACTCTCAAAGTAAAGGTACTTTTCATACCCGTCAAATTTAGAAAGTACTCCGGTTATTAAGCTATCATAATAAGCGTTACTAGCAACGATAGCAGGGGCTGCATTAGATAAACTTCCTGTAGCTGCGCGGCGGGCTTCGTATAAGTGAACTAAGTCTAATTTGTACTTAAAATTAGCTAAACGCTCGTATGCAGATGAAAAATGTACAAAATTGCGATAGTCTGTGTAATCTATATTTAACTCTACTCCACTTCCGGATAATGTAGTAAATAGTTGATGATACGAGCTTGTAACTGGGTAGCTGAGTAGTGTACTGTAGTCCAGGTATTCAGTAGAGATTGAGGATTCTTCTCCTACTTCTAAGTTAAAGTTAGGCCCTTTAAGGTAATTTACCGGGGTTATACTTGGAGTAAAAGTTGTTTCAATCTCGTATGCAATAGGATTCGATACTTCTTCCAAAATTGAAAAAGTAACCTTAATGCCTAAAGAGGACGGTAGAGGTTCGTATAATTTAATCAGTAGATCCCCGTCTTCTGCTAAATCTATATTTACTCCTATTACATATTGGTTGTTTCCAAAGTTTAGTCGAATTTCATCAAAGTAAGCTTGATTTAGTAGCTTGTTCTGGACTTCTTGGAATTCTGATACAAAGTTGTAAGTAGGTGTGGAGGGTGTTGCTTTTATCTCTGTTCTGTCTGTAGAGATTTCTCTTATATAAAAAGTATCTAGAAACAGGTTGTTAAAGAAGTAGTATGTAAGTATAACTCCTCCATTTCCGTATCCATATAACTGAGCATCTTTAATGGGGTCTATATACAAAGCTTCGCTTCCTTCTTTACCCGCACTGACAGCGTCTCCTAATTGACGGGCTCCAGCGTAGTTTGTAACTGTCTGGAGTAGTTTTCTATCTACTGAGTATATGCCTACCTCTATAAAATTTTTCTCTAAATCAAAGACGCCAGGTAGGGTTACTTCTGTGGCTATATTAAGATCTTCTTGTTTAAAATCTTGATAACCCGCAGGAGAGGTATTAATTAAGTTGTACTGTAAGTCTGCCATATATTACTGTCCTGATAGATTAAAGATCTCCTGGTTTGCTTCTAGTAGCCTCTGTCTTAGTTCTGCGATTTCGTCAAGCAGTGGCTGTATTTCTTCATTTACCTGTGAGGGTGTAAATAGTTCAGAGCTCTTAGTTACTAGGTACTCATGGGAATTAGTACCGGTAACAGGTATAGAGAAGAAGAGTTTATTATATAATCTGAATAGTTCAGGTATAGTATCTGTATCTACTGCTGGGGTAGGTTTGACATAGTACTTAAAGGACGTGTCTACAGCTTTTTGAAATTTACCGTTATTTAAAACAGTCTTTTCTATATTTACTTTTTCAGCCATTTCTTACAACTTTAAATACTAAATTTTCATCTACAATGTTAGTAGATCCGTTGATAGTAGTTTTCAGTAAAAGACGGTAATATCTTTCCGGCTCTAATCCCCCCATATATATGTCTAAGTAGCTACTAGAAGTACTTGTACTTACTTTGGTAAAGTTTGTGTCAAAATCAATGACCATTTCCTCTGTGTTTTCATCTCTAAGTCCCCAGTAGGATGTAGCTGGAAGTCTGTAATTCGTGAGGTAAGTAGAAGATGTTGTAAATGTACGGGTAGTGTATTTTGGACGAACAGTTAATTCAAATCTCTGTTTACCTTCATCTGTATATTCTCCTCTATTATTCTTAATTTTAATTACAGCATTAGAATCCGTTATAACTGGGAGAGCTGTTTGATATTCCGAATCATCCCATTTAATCTCCAGGCAAGGAGGGTAGATGGTGTGAGTATCTGAAGAGAAATATCTTAAAGTAGTTTGATAGCTTGTCTGAAATTCGTAGCTGTCTGCAAGTTTAACGATAAATCCTGCATTGTAAATATCTCCGTTATACTGAGCTTTTACTCCTTCGGTTACGTTAATATCTACATCGTGAGTAGAGGTTACAGGATGAGATTGAGTTGCTTCAAAATTTGCTGTAGCGGATCCGGTATACCAAGAGCCTCCGGCTGCTGTGCTACCGGAGTAGGACTGTGTTACGTATGTTGTTGTGCTCCAGCTTGTTATACCCGGGCCGCTGTAGCTCCAGGAAGCACCTGAGGAGTTTCTAGGAAGATCTCCAAACTTTCCGTTACCTACAGTCCAGGAGTTACTACCGTTTACATAGGCTGGCCAAGCTTCTACCGAATAGTTAGTTGGAAGTTCGTTAGCGCTGGCTAAATATATTTTTAGCGATGCACTAAAAGCAGTAGAAGTTCCTGTAGATGCTGCTACAAATGTATCTAGTACTTCTGCAACTTCCTGAGAGTTAAATTGTAGGAGTGTTCTACTAACATAACCTGTTTCTGCCTTGTAGTATGAACCTACTTCTAAAATCTCATCTCTTCCGGTATTCATATCTGAATACTCGGAGTATATTGAAGTGTCTTGTTCTGGGAATATTTTGTAAACAGCCATGGGTTTATAATAAATATTTACATTGAAGTTATGCGACCAGTAATATCAACATCTGGGATTTTTACTTCAAAGATACAGGGGTCATAAGAAGGGTACACTATGTTATTACGTGTTGCGCCTTGTATATCGTATCCATACTGGGAGTATAGTCCTCCTGTTTTATTTACTACTTCTACCTTCTGTACAGTTTGTACTCCTTTTACCCTATCTAGTAAGGTGTATAGTTTAGAAATATTAATAGGCTGGTTTATACTCCATTTCTCAATTTGAAAATATTCACGGAGAACTTGGGTGCAATTTAATAGTACTTCTCTAGCTGGTACAGACGGTAATGTGATTATATCATACCTTACTCCAATGTTTACTATAAAAGCATCTTTAATGTTAACCGCATCCGTTATAAGTTTATACTGCTCTAAGTATGTCTTTAAATTACCTTTAAGTGTAGGGCCTGTAGTAGTAAGTTTTTTATCATTATCATAAGCTAGTACGTACATTGATAGACTGAGGGGGTTGCTATCCACTATAACATCTGTGGTTGATTTAGTACTCGTAAGTTGGTCTTGCGCTACGTAGACTTTTGCTACTGTTCCAAACCTACCCGGCAAAGATAGAGCTCTTACCGTATAATCCTCTCTAGTAACAGCTCTAAGTTGTTCATTGAAAGATTTGTAAGCGTTTTGACGGATTTCCTCTACTGTGTCGCCGTCTTTACCTCCAGCTGCAGGGTGAGGATTATTAAAAGCTAATGAATTTAGGTAGGTTGTACCGGAGCCTCCTGGACCATAGTAGGATGGGTTTCTATTATCTAATATGGTTGTGATTGTATCAGCAGGTACATTAGCTTCAACACCGCCTCCTACTAGGTACTGAATAGTAACTGTTCCAACTGGTGCAACTCCGTAAGTACCTGTAAACATAAAGTTAGATGGATCGTAGGCTACATCTATTTTTGAAATACCTGTAGTCTGGTCTCCTAGTCCTACATTAGTAGGGTTCGGGGTTATTACCGTATCATCTGTGTTTGAAGTTCCAGCGCCAAATTGTATTTGAAGTGCACCGGTAGATGTGAATCTTGTTACAAATCGGCGAGGTACTTTCTGCAACTGTAACACGTATGGAGCTATATTTTTGTCTGCTCCGGTGTTTAAAGTTTCTACAAAAGTGGTATCTTGTCCTAGATAAGGTACTTCTGTCCACTCTCCTACGCTACTTGAAACATTAAGTACACCTATAATGTCATTGTCTTCTAGAGTAATTGTTGTAAATCTTTCTAAAGTAGGTATGTCAACCGTAGTAGATTTTACCGTTGCTGAAATAGCTCGAACTTTCTTCTTAAGCAAAAATTCAGTTACTGTTCCCCCTGAAGTAGCGTAGACTGAAATTTCTGTAGGGTCGTAAGAGCTTGAAAATCCAAAATTTACTTTTTCCTGGGTAATAAATTGTACTGGTGTGCCTGTGTTGGACTGTAGTTGAATATTTTCACTTAAAACTAAAGCATAGTCGTAATTAGGTATATAATCTACTCCGGATAGTACTGCAGGAACTCTTTGGTATACATCTAGATCAACTATTGCAGCATTTGAAACTTTGGGGCGATATCCCATCATGTATGCCATAGCGTACAGATTAGAAGGTTCTTGTGCGTACTGTAGCAGTGTTTCTTGTAGTTGAATATCCTGGTAGAATGAAAGTACATCTCCTACGTAGGCAGCCATCTCCATAAACATCGTACCTGGAGATGTAGGGGAGAAATCGTTATAAGTATCCGGGAAGTAGTTTTTAGCGTAATCTACTAACTGTTGGCGGAAATCGCTAAAAGTTTTATTTACGTACTGTATGTCGCGTTGTTGTGCCATTATTGTTCAAAGTTTATTACTACTTCGTCAGTTATATTTGTCTCTCGTACTGAGTATTTTAGGGAAAAAGTGACTAGGTTTTGATCCGGGTATGCAAATAGTTCAAGATTATTTACGGTAACTTGAGGGAAGTATAGGTCTAGAGACTCTACAATGAGTTGCCTAGTTTCATCTACTAGATCTTGGGTAAGGTTCTCAAAAAGAAAATTTCGTAGCCCAGCTCCAAACTCAACATTTAGTATTCTCTCGTTTTTTCCAGTTAGAAAAAAATTAATTAGGTTGGCTTTAGTAGCTTCTTTAGAGGTGTACGTAGAATTAAAAACCGCTCTACCGTCAAAAGGTAAAGCGACCCCAACAGCTTTTCTAGGCTGGAGGTCTAGGGGGTTTATCTTTCTTACATTATACGCCATAAGGCTCTTTCTTCTTATTTGACTGGTTTACAATAGCAGCTGCTTTATTTATAAAGCTCAACTGGGATAAGTCAATACCTGTTTTTGGTGCTGCTGCTACAGCCTGTGCTACCGCTCTAGGATCGTCGGAGATCGGTTTTAATTCCTGCTTAGGCATAAATGCGCTCCTGTTAAACATTTGAGCCATGTTGGAGGTAGCGGTACCCATATTACGGTAATCTTCGGAAGTCATAGATTTGCTCGTCATATTTAGGGCTTCCATAAGGGGATTACCTCCTGTAAACTGTACGGGAGTAGTAGGGGCGGCTGGTTGGGGCTGGGGCGGAGCTGGAGTTTTTACTTCAGCGAGCTCTTCTCTAATAGCTTCCCTAACGGCTTCTTTAATTAAATTTTTAAATTCACTAGCTTTCATAATAATAAATAGATTTAACCTAATTGGTTGTCAATTCTAAACTTAAGTTCTTCTATAAGTATATCGGTATTGGAACTATAAGAACGGGGACCCTCCAACACTACTACTCCTAGTGTATCTAGAGCTACAGCGTACCTCTGAGGGGCTACGGTATTTCCTTGTACTGTTCTTACTTCTAAGGTATAACCCCTGTAGGAAAGAGCTTGTCTATTTCTAGGAGTACTCTGAGGTGTTATTCTGCTTGCAAAAGAAGGAGCTTCTATTATACAAGTTCGTAGTAGTGCATCTGCAACTTGTAGAAAGCCTTGAAGTATTGTAATTTGATTGTTTGCAAATTGAACAGCTTTTGCTGCTTTACATACCTTATCGTCCAGGTCTGCTACTTCGTCGGAATACTTATCTGCTAATCTCTGTACTCTAGCTATTATTCGTGCGGTTAATCCTGATGCTCCGGTTGGAGTTGCTGCTTGAAGAGGTAGAGTTGCGTCAAGGCCTGCAATAGTGGTCTGTGCTGCTGTAATAGAAATGTTAATAGCATTAACTATACCTGATAGTACGTTAACGATCTTAGAAATTCTATTAATTATAGATTGTAACTTGTTGACAATTTTTGTAAAGTTCTCTAACCTATTTAATAGGAGTAAAGTGCGCTCTTCAGTAGGACACTTTACTATTTTTCTCATCTCCTGCCTAATTACAGGTTCTAGCTGATCTATAGCAGTATTTATTCCAATTCCTATAAGATATTTGCGTAACTGTTGCTGCTCTTCTTCACTAAGTGAATTTAATCCATCTGATAGTACTTTAAATCCATACGGGGGTATTGGAAGTGTTGCAAAGAGTAGGTTTACTGCCTCTGAGGATCGTTCTTCCAAAAGGCTTTCTACAAAATTGTCTGTAATTACAGTACAGGGAGAAAAGTTATCTATCCCAAACTCTTGAAAAATTCTTTCTAGTTCTTGACACAGTATTACTTTTTTCTCTGCGATCTCAGTCACAAGAAAGTATGTTAACTTCTGTATTAAGTCTCTTCCATCGCAAGCTTGCACTTGATCAAATACTGTGGGCATATTACTTACTTAGGTAGGTTTTGTTAGAGAGTAAGTTACTTGCGAGCTGATTCTGTCGTAATTCTGTGTTAGTTAGAGCTGTAGATGCTGTTTGAATCATAGGAGCATACCCTAAAGTGCTTGCAAGTACTCCTAATTCACTTAAAACTTCTTTAAGATCTTCGTACAGTTTTGTTAGCTCATTAACTAATGCATTTCCTAAGACTGCTTGCTGGTTAGCTCCTTGACCTAGATTAATACGAGGTGCATCTATATTTACTGCAGTTGTACCTTCTATGTAGGATACTATCCCTTTTATCCCGATAGTAGAAGTTGCAGTTAATGTTATGGAATCAGATTTACTATTAAACACCAATCGTCCGGAGTTTATAATAACCTGACTTGAGTCGTAGAGTGAAGTTGGTGTGTAGGATGTCTGGGTAAATTGTTGAGATTCTCTAAGGGGTATTCCCTGTTTAGAAGTTAGATATATCGAACTATCATCTAAGTTTATATCCTCGCTTATATGGGTAAATCCATTAGGGTAACTCGATTGTCCGTTACTAATAACTATTAATGGGGCACCTTGAACTGAGCCGCTCCAAGGTGTCGATTCTGGGATTGTCTGAGAGAATCTAATGCTCTGCCCTAATCTACCTTCGAGGATTACATCCCCCGAGTATGGAAACATTGGGTTAATATCAGTCCTTTCCGAAAAGCTACTATCTAGCTCCACAAACTGCTTAGTCTCCGTTATTGCACTGTGGTGCGGGTGATTCCAGATATTAACTGTAGTCAGGTAGTAGACTTTAGGAGAGTGGGTACCTTCTTCTGTCTGCTCTGAAGGAGCATTAACTAAAAGTACAATTTCATCGACTAACGGAGGATGTTGCATAAATCGTAGCATCGGATAAGCTTCTCCTCTAACTACAAAGTCTACATCTGTTAAGTTTTTAAATTCAATACTCCCTACTTTATCCGGTGTGTTTTTATCGTAGTTAACAGACACTACTTTTCCATAAAAAATTCCGGAAGTAGAAGCTTTAGTCCTTCTAACGCTCTTATTTACATCATACAGCCTCATTACTTTTGCTCTCCTAATGCATTAGCCTGTTCTAGGATTTGAGCTAGCTCTTCTGCTCCTAGTTCAAAACCTGCAGAATCTCCAGATGCTTTAGCGTTATCCATTCTCTGAACGATGGTTAGCATTTTTACTAACATTTCATCATTCTTAACTCCAATCTCTAGGTAGTTGGCGATCATAGGTACAACTAGAGTAGCATCCCCAATATTTTCAATAAGAGGTTTAAGCTCTCCAATCAGAGCATTAATCTGCTTATCCTTCTTCTTGGAGTTGTTATAAATCTCCTCTAAGACATTAGAAACAGTCTTGCCGGTAAATAGCTCCTTATCTAGTGCCATACTCTTTCTTTATAAATAGAAAGGTTAGTTTTTTAGGTCCACCATACCTTCCTGCTCAAGAGCAGTGTAGATACTGTAGAACTCGTCTCTAAGCACATTGATGACTTTGGTAAGGTACGGGGTCTCGGTACCGGTCATCTCTCGTATATAGATATATAAAGCTTTCTTCTTGAAAATATCAAGATCGTAACGCTTTTCAAATAAGGTTAGAACCGCATCCGCTACTTTTCTATCTGCTTCCTTAGGAAAAAGGATCTCCAGGCGGTCGTAAGTACGTTCGATATAGATATCGAAGATTTGACGTAGGGTTAGAGCGTTAGGATGTATGTCGTTTGTCTCAAGCTCGTAGGTTCCGTTGAACTCATCTACTGGAGCTAGTGATTTTAAACGCTTATAGTTCTTGTTGTTGTAGTTGATTAGGTGTCTTTTGACGATAGTACCGAAGTACGAATATGCTTTTGCACCTCTAGTAGGATCAAACATATGAATCTTCTCTTCCACTAGCAGGGAAATGACCTCGTGTTTTAGATCTTCAAGGTCATCCACGTCGGTGTAGTAGAATTTAAAGGTGTGAATGATGTTTTCTACCAGTTTATAGAAAGGATAGTAGATTTCGTTAGTAAAAATCTTCTGTCTGAACGCTGTATCTTTAGAGTTATTATAAGCTACAATAGCATTCTCTGTATCCTGTGTAAAATAATTTGTGTTACTCTTTTTTCTCCCCATGAGTTTATCTTAAGTTGTACTCATCGAGTGTATCTTGTATAGCTTTTAAGTTAGAGAAAAAGAAACCGACTTCGTCATCTGATGAAAAATGACCTGTTGCATCGACTTCACGTAACCTTTTTGATGAATCCTCTATCAAGCTTGCAATTCGCTCGACGTATATTTGCTGATTTTGAACGGTGTCCTCGTATTTTTCAAGTTTTCTCATGGTATTCCACGTAGTAAACCCGAGGACAATAACTAATATAGCTAAAATTATGATTGAAACCAACATTTTTAGATGTTTTTTAGTAGATTATTTAAACCTTCTGAGGATTTTACTGTTTTTCCTGTAGAAGATTTAGTTTTTTCGGTGTTAGGAGTGGTTTTTCCACCTAAACTCATCCAACGATCGTACTCAATCTTAGAAGCCATAAAGTCGGCCTGGTGTAGAATGTAAACGATGTTAGTTTTAAAACGTGAATCTGGGTTATGACTGAAGAAATATGCTTTGTTTGCATCATCATAGATACCATCATGAAGTCTGATAGCTAAATACTCCTTCTGAGACATGGAAATACTGTATTTCTGAAGGAGAAATAGAGAGCGGTCTTGGATGAGCATGAAATCGAGGTTGGTATTAATAGAATACTCCTCTTTTAGCTTATCTCTACGCCAGTTATCAGTTTGAGGAAGGTACCCATCCTCTTCTCCGTTACCGATCTTACCTAAATCGTGGTTAAGAGCAGCAAAAACAAGTTCTTCTTCGGTAAAATCGATATTCGCACCGGATACCTCCCAGAATTTAGTAGTTTGAAGAGCTAATTTAACAACCCTATTGACATGCTCTACATATCCCCCAGGAAATGCATTATGATACCATGATTTTGAAGAGGCAGGAGCAAGAACCATGTGTTCGGCAAGAGATTCGTATAGGGATTTTAATTTATCCTTACGTTCACCAGTAATGTATTCGTCAATGTATTGAAGATGACGATTCCAATTAGCTTCTACTTGTTCGGGTGTAAGTTGCATAATTAGGCTTTAAAGTATTCTTCTTCACGATTAATCATAGTTTGCATATCTCGAAGGATCTCTCGAGCTTTATCTAAATCTACGTAAGCTTGATCTCTATTCAGAGTTGCAACACTATGTTCAATCTTCTTGATTTGAGATTCAAGACGATTAATTTTTTCTTGATATAAATTTTTGTTTTTCATAAGTACTTTATAATTATAATTCTTTTTATAATATAATATTAATTAATAATATACAATATATTCTTTCTCCCTCTCCCCTTTTTCTCCTCCCCTTCGTTTCAAATATACGAACTAAATCAATACGAAACAACTGTTCTATAAAAAAGTTTCTCACACGCGCCGCGCCGCGCGAAAAGTCGCACCGCAGATTTTAGTAGTAGTTAGCATCTCCGGTCTTCATTTGAGAGCCTAGCAGTTCAATTACTTCAATAGCCTTCTCTAGCGTAACCTCAAAGAATTCACGAGAGGAACCTTGATCACTAGTACGGCGATAGTTTACTAAGTACTCATGAACGGAATGCTCTAGCAGATAATCATTCTCTACCGGGAGTGAATACCGAAGCTTCCATTCGGAAACAACACCGGCTCCGTTAATTTGAGCAACTCTCCGTAAAGGATTAACCGCCTTCCCGATCTTAACAAACCCCGGGTAAGCTTCATTAGTAAGAACATACACGAATTGACCCTTGGAATAATACTGCTCAAACTTCTTGAGATCGTCCGTACGCTTGGCGAAAAGATACTTCCAGGTGTGGGTATTAGTTTCAGGCTCATAAGCCATAGGAACCTCTATACGATAGTCGCAGTTGAGCATATTAGAGACATCAGCCGGATTATGCTGACGAAACTTAAAACGTACATCGGCGTAGTTCTGGAACCATTCCTTGGCTCTAAGATGATAGTCTAGCTCAGAGGCATCTGGGTAGAAATCATAGATGGTAATGAGAGACTCAGATTCAAGTTCTAAAGCCTCTTCGAAGGAAAGCTTCTTAAGAGACATATATTACTCGTTATCGTTATTGTCTCCGAACAGGACAGTCTTAATGAACATAGTCACAAAGAAGAGTAAGGCGATAGGCCAGATAAGCACTACAATAAAACGCTCTAGCATAGTAAAGCGATTCTGCTCGGATTCAAGCCGGGTAGTAATCAAATCCCACAGGAAGTTAAAAGCAACTCCTGCAAACAAGTACCAAATAATCGCACTAATCATAACCTTTATTTTTTATTAATACTTAAAGATACGAACTAATTTACTTGGAGGCAACTTTTTCTCCTATTGTTAGTTGAAGTATTTTCCAAAGCCTTGCACATTTTTCATAGTCTTCGGTAGACTCGTAAAACTCGAGTAAGGAGTCAACTGCAAAAGCTATCTCACTATCATCGAATTGACGGGCTTCTAAGATATGTTCTAATTTAGTCTCATCAAAGCGATCTAAGTAGCCATACAGACGGTCAAAGTAAGTCTGCTTTAGAGTCTGCTCAATTCTCTCAAATTTCTCCCCATAGGTATTACGGTATCTCTCACATATAATATAGAAGTTCTCTACCGATCTTAGAAAAGTACCAAAGATGATGTACGGGTGCTGGGTATAATTAATAACCGCTGCTGCAAATCCTTCTTTATTGATATCACCCTCATCCGAATAGTCGAATAAGTCAAAGAAAGAAGGAGGAAGAGGTTTCATAATGTGATTTCCTTGTGGTATCCTAATCGGCGAATGATATCGGGAGCATGATTGCTAGCGGCAATAAGTACCTGGCGTTTAAACCCCGGAGCATTAGGAGAGATATTGAATTCTTTAGCAATGCGGCGTTTAATATCAATATCCGATGATAGAGCTTGCTTTAAAAGATCTAAAAGAGAGACATTATCAAAAGCAAAATGACCGTACTCGCCATCTCTAAGACTGGGGGTAAACTTGTAGTGTATCATCTCACCGGTCCTACCTACTTCCGAATCTTTTTCCGGATGAACCTCTCCACCTAACATCTGGTATCCTTTCTTGAATACTTGATAGTCCCGGGCCTCCATATCCTTGGTGCTGTTGGTGAATAAGCCTGAGATAGATTCTTGAAGTAGGGCAGAAATGAGTTTCATGTCTTTTTTAGATATAAATAGGATTCCTCCTGTAATACTAAATATATAAAGATATATCTATATAACCAACTATATAGCGAAAAATTTGCCGAAAAAATTTTCCCGGGTTCTTTTGGATTATACCCAAAAAGTTCGTATATTATTCAATGTAAGGATTTGGTACTACAAAGCTCTTTGACATTTTAAAAAATATTACTATGGAAATTACATCATTTATTTTAGGTGTGTGTACGGTTATTGTCATTATGATGATCGTGGGCACGTCTGTGAATCACATGACAATCAAAGTCCTGAGAAAGGAAATTAAAAATCTAACAAATGCTATGGAGAGAAACTCTGAAGACCTTTATAGACAGTTAGAAAAACACGAAGAAGCTCGAGAAAAATTACACTCTGAGGTTATCAACTATACCGATGGCCTAAATAACAATGTTATGAATGAGTTAAATAATGTCTATGGTCACATAGATAGTAGGGTAGATAAACTGGATGGTAGATTTACGGGTGAGATAAAAAGACTCTTATTAGAGCAGCAAGCTCTTAGTAAAGAGGTTAGTAGAGTAGAAACAGGTTATAAAGAAAAAATTAATTACTAATCGTTAAAGAGCGTAGTACCTTCTCTTTACATATATAAATATATATCACTATACCTTAAAATTTGATCAGAGAGTTGCAACCTAGTCTACCTGAGACAACCGTAGAGAAAACCGTATAGTGAAATATACTGGCAGGTTTATAGCACC